TTATTTACCTGAATCAGGTTGTAAGGTGGGTAATTCTTTGTAGTTTCATGAAGATTAAATAGACGATCAAAGTATTCGTCCATACCAATACTGTTCTTATTGATCCTCTCCATTAAGGCAGGAAGATCAGACGTAGTATATCTCATCAGATTAGTCATTATGGTAGCTCCTTTAAAAGCGAGTTTGTGTTTTGTGGACCCTTAAGGCATCCAATACTAATTATAACAGATCAACAAAAAAGAGGTAGGGTAAAAACCCAACCTCTTTATAGGGTGTTCCGATTGTAGAGTGTGCCGCACGAAAGACACAAAATTATTTAGGCAAGTGCTTTTGTAATTTCGGAGATAGAAGTCATGGCAATATCTTTAGGAACTCCAGACCATTTAAAGATCTGATCCCCAGTATCTGAAGAAACCATGATTGTAAATGTTTGTGTTTTGGGAACTTTTGAAATTAAAATTGGACTATCATCTTCACCAGAAGTCTCAAAAATAGTGAGCATTGTATTGTGATCCAATTCAGTGCCTTGGAAAATTTGGGGTAATTGTGGTCTCCAAGGATCCCAATCAGGATGACCCATAGAACTACGAAAAGCTGCTGAGATTCTATCTTGAATTACTGCATGTTCTGCATCATTAAGATATGGAAAAGATTGTTCACATTCTCGTTTAATGCCAGTCAATCTACTGCTTGTAGATTTTGCTGCAGAAAGGGTAGCAAGTCTTTTTTTTATAATTGCTCTCCAAGACCTATTATAATCAGCATCAAAATTAGGAAACTTTTCTTGAATAGATCTAAGGTTAATACCTTTTACTTGGGATGGCATTTTTCAACTTCTAATAAACTAATTTCCCATCATAATAACCCATTAAAAAAGGGGTGTCAACCCCTTTCCATCTATTCAGTAATCTCTACCTTTTTCTTCTTGGATCCAATATTGTATTTGGTTTCAAGAGTCCACTCACCCTTTTCTTTATAAGAAAGGACTTTGATTTGATTTAGGGGAGCAATGTCCTGAATCTTGGTAACATCAACAATGGTGATGAGTCCCCAGTCAGCAAGCAGTTGAGCAATTCTATTGCGTCTCTGCACATCATTTACAGTGAGATTTGCATGTTTGCCATCAAGGGCAAACAACTCTTTAAAATGAACCAAGAAATATCTACCTTGCTTATGAAGAATATGGCAAGATTGATAGATCTTTTTTTCTTTCCTAGAAGCTACACCAATTCTGGTAAGTGTTTCACGAACCTTGAGAAAATCATCAGGTTCATTTAAATTTACTTCCACCATTTGGTCTGGTGTCCACTTCACTTCAGGTTCCTGAACAACACTCATTTTGTTCCTCCAGTTTCAAGTTTCTGCTTAATAAAGTTAATTTGGTCTTGTCTAAGAATTTTCAGAGCTTGTTCAGCCTTCTCATCACTATACTTATAGTAAGATTTGACTACATCAAGATCCTTGATCTTATCCTTACGAATCCAAGGAGAATATCTCTTTTTGATCCTGACAATATTTATAAGGAAGTCATATTGTAATTTCTTATCTAATGAGTGATTCATATTCATCTCATTAGCATACATCAGACAATCAATATGACCTGACAGACATTTGTTTATGATATATGGAGGATAATCTTTTTTTGCAGAAGTATCTTCTTCCATAATATTATTCTTTGTCTGATTGATTGAATTCAACCAGTCCTTCAATTCATATCCCATAATTAATAAGAATCAATTCCTTTCTTTGATGCTGCTCTCTCATATATTCACCAACAGATCTCATGGTGTAAGTATGATCAAACTCAATTGCTTTCCAGGATTTGAACCTATCCTTAATCAACTGACTTGAATTATAACTCACCATAGAATCCATAGCATTGGAATCACAATCAGCAGCAAACTTATCGTGATCAAATCCTTTGTGCATTGATCCCTTGTTCCCATAGAGATTATCCTTAATATCATAAGGGGGATCAAGATACATAAAAGCACCTTTGTTTCCATCCATCAGATAATCATAGGAGTAATTAGTTATATTCCAATTCTCAATTATCTTGGAATAATCACTCAGTTTCTCAATTCCTCGCATTGAGAAGTTGTTGTCAGATGCCTGCCTGCTAAAGGATGAGGACTCAGTGAGACCAGAAAAAGAGCACTTGTTAGCAACGTAAAAACTAACAGCACGAATAAAAGGGGATTGATTGTTGTCATTTAATAAATCCTTTGCTTCAAGAAATAAACCCCTTGCAGAACCCTGATCTGGATATCTAGATCTAAGTTCCACAAGTCTTTTTTGCATGTCTGGACCAAACATCTGGAGTTGCTGCCAAAAGTTTACCAGAGGTTCATAGAGATCATTTACCCAAACATTTATGAGTGGATATCTTTTAGTCACATAAAGTGCAACACTACCACCACCCAAGAATGGTTCTCTAAATTCATCATAATCCCTTAGGTCAGGAAAGTACTGTGCTAGTTTTGGAACTGCTCTGGACTTTCCTCCAGGATATCTAAGGGGTGTCTTCAGTTGTTTCATAATCTTTAGGATGATACTTTAAGTATTCCCAGAAGGTCATCTTTAATTCCTTCTGCGTCATTCCACAATGCTCTGCTGCTTTGGGAAGATTCCACTTAGCATGAAACAATGCTTCATGTGCCTCTTTTACATTTTGAGGTGTTGTTTTATTTCTCATAGAATAAGAGACTTGGACTCAGGTTGAACAATAGTGCTAAACGCATTCTTGTGTTGAGTCAGCACTTGCTCATTAGGATCTGTGATGTAGATGACATGCTGCTTGTTGATAACAACTTCATCCTTACCCTTATCCACAAGAGGAACAAAAGGAACAAATGCAACAGTTCCCTGAGAGGTTGGGATTACTGCAAGACTGTTAACAATAGTAATTTCTGAGTCAGTCTCACTGACCAGTTCAGCAACTACTTCTTGACCAAAATTAAATCTAATAAGTTTTACATTCATTTGAATTTACACTCCACCATAATTTCTGTTAACGCTGCCAAGAGATTAATCTCTTGATCTGCCACAAAGGCACTCTGATACTGATACTTAGCAACAATAAGGACAGCAGCAGCAATACTTGGACCATCCAACTTACTGTAAAGGGCATCATAGACATTCCTAAGAACAATGCCAGCATCATTATCGAGGTTTGCCACAACCCATTTACGAACTTCCGAAAAATTCTTCGTCTGGAGATATTTAATGAGATCATTTGTTTTTACATCATCAAAGGAAGCAAGAATGGCAGAATCAATTTTTCCACCAACTGAGTATCTTTGACACTCATTTAATACACGTCTCCAGTCAGGGAAGTGCTTATTAATTATTTGAGCAAGGACTTTCTGATCATACTCAACCATTTCCTGATCCAGGATTTGTTGGAGTCTTGCAAAGAAGTTTCCTGCAAGAGTTGCCTTTTCCTTTCCTTTGATTGAGAAGTCAACAACTGCACACCTGGAATGGAGAGGCTCAATGATTTTGTTCTTGTAGTTGCAGGTGAAAATGAATCTGCAGTTCTTATAGAACGTCTCAATATTAGCCCTAAGGAGGAGTTGTACATCTGGGGTTGTGTTATCAGCCTCATCAATGATGATGACTTTGTGTTTTGCAGACGAAGAAAGTGAGACGGTCGATGCAAAATTCTTTGCTTGGTTCCGTACCGTGTCCAGAAATCGTCCTTCATCAGATCCATTGATGACATAAAAGTCTGCTCCTAACTCATTGCACAGTGCTTTTGCTACTGTAGTTTTTCCACATCCTGCAGGACCTGCAAGGAGAAGATTAGGAACTTCTCCCTTCTCTACAAAATCCTGAAATGTCTTTTTTGTTGTTTCTGGGAGAATACAATCCTCAATCTTTTTAGGACGATATTTTTCTACCCAAAGAAAATTTTCACTCATAATAAATTAAATCAAGTTTACAGTAGTTGAGGACCACCAATTATTTTAGCAGAAGGAACATGTGCCTGTGCAACTTTAATTGCATGGCACTGATTGTTCGCTTCCACAACCATTTCAAGATACCTGTTATCAGGTGGTAATTTATACTTTACCTTGTATTTCATTCAAAAGTAGAATCTGGTTCAAGAGCAATAAAGTAATCCAAGTTATATCTCTCATTAGTGAATTTAGAAATGCACTTTTGAGAAATG